CCACGGCCGGCCGGCTCGAGCCCGTCGCACCGCACGGCCGGCGCACCGCGCACGCCACGGCCGGCCGGCTCGAGCCCGTCGCACCGCACGGCCGGCGCACCGCACGCCACGGCCGGCCGGCTCGAGCCCGTCGCACCGCACGGCCGGCGCACCGCGCACGCCACGGCCGGCCGGCTCGAGCCCGTCGCACCGCACGGCCGGCGCACCGCGCACGCCACGGCCGGCCGGCTCGAGCCCGTCGCACCGCACGCAAAATATGGCGGATATCCGCGGGTTTCTGCCCACTGCGGCCGGCCGAGCCTACCCATAGGGGGGCGGAAAAGTATATACGTTACCCCCCGCCACCGGGCCGAGCGCCCCGGTACGCGGGTCCCGGTTCAACTCGATGGGGGATTGGACAGTGGGGGAGATAGAGCAGATTCTGGCCTGGGGAGGGATGCCAAATGACGATGAACCACCGGCCGATCGAAGATCCGAGGCTGCAGAAGGCGCTGGACGAGGTGAAGGCGGTGTTCGCACGGTATGGGTTCGCTGGCGCGGCCATGGTGATCTCGCCAGAGGAGGCCGCCTTCTTTTACGCGATGCACGCCCCCTGGTCCGCGATCAGGTACGACCCAGGCACGCCTCTCGGTTGGCGCCTCAGAGCGGTATCGAGCGACGAGGGGCACGCCGCAGCATCGGTGAGGGTCGAGGGCGCGGTGCATACCGTCTGCGTGCTTTCCGATTGGGGCGCTCAGACGATGGACTGGATGGAACAGGTCAAAGCGATGATGCGAAGGGCTGGACTCGACTTCGACCACACGCCGTTCGGTGGCGACCAGCCGGGTCCGATTGTCGCTATAGACACGCTGAAAGACGAATAGGAGCTTGTGTCAGGTCACCCTTCCTGACCACAAAATCGGGTAAGGCCTTGACAAATGGGAAGGGTTTAGCGGCATAAATTGCCAGAATACGGCAAATCCACCCCCCAGAGAGGTGCGATATGCCCAATTTGCCCCCCAAACACCGTCCATCCGGGTGGCGTCCACCCGCCAAATTTCCCAATCCAGCACACGCTTTTTACGGCACGCAGGAGTGGAAAAGACTGCGCGCGTTCGTGCGCGAGCGGGACGGCGGCATCTGCCGCGTGTGCGGCGAGCCCGAATCCTGGCGGGTTGACCATATCCGGCCGCGGGACCAGGGCGGGTCCGACGATCCGAGCAACTTGCAGTGTTTGTGCACGCTCTGCGACGCCAAGAAGCACGCCGAGAAGGGGAGGGCATGGCGATGATGCTCATGGGAGGCTGACATGGCGGTTGGCGGTCTGTTACTCGGCCTCATCAACATTGCCATCGTGTGCGCGGTGCTGGTGCTGATCGGCGCGATAATTGTCATGGTCGCGAAGTGGTTCCAGTGGCCGATCGACTGGACCGTGCAGCGGCTCTACCTCCTCGTGGTCGCCCTGATCGCGCTTTACATGCTCGTAGCGTTGCTGCTCGGCCTGCCCACCATCCGCATTGTCCTGTAACGGGTGGCAGGCAACCCGGCTAGGAAACCCGCCAGCCCGTCGCAGCCTGTTTCAAAGGAATACCCCACATGCGCGGAGGCAAACCTCAACGGGCGGCGATTAAGAAACTGCACGCTTCTCGCAAGCCAATCAATGAGCGCGAGCCGCAGCCGGTGGGAAATGTCGCAGAGCCGCCGGCCCACTTCGACGATGAGCAGGCCGAAGTCTGGCGCACCGTCGTGGAGAATAGTCCAACAGGCATGCTGAAACGGATCGACAGTGGTGTGCTGGAAGTCTGGTGTGCCGCGCATGTCATGCACCGCCGTGCGCTGATCAAGCTGCACGAAGCTGGCTCGTTGATGGTGACGACGCCGAACGGCCTGCTGGTGCAGTCGCCATACGTGCCAATCGTGAACCGGCAGGCGCTGATCATGATGCGGGCGGCTGCGGAGCTTGGGTTCTCACCGACGGCGCGGCCGAAGATTGGTCTTTCCGGTGGCGGCGAGCTTGGCGCTCGTTATGTCCCCCCTGAAACGGAAGAGACCTTGGCCGAATACTTGGATCGCGCGCCCGATCCGGCGGTCCACTGACGGATCGCCTGCCTTGTGTAGGCCGCGATGGCGCAGCGACGTTCACCAAGCATCGTCATCCCGACGAAGCGTCCGAGCCCTGATGTCGATCCGACAGGCGCGTACGCCTACGACGTTCTAACCGGCAAGATCCTCGCTGGCCGCTTGGTGCGGTTGGCGTGCGAGCGGCATTTCCGGGATCTCGTGGACGGTCACAAGCGCGGTCTGGTGTGGCGTCCCGACCTAGCGCTGCATGCGATCGAGTTCAACCGGTTTTTGTTGCATTCGAAAGGAGAATGGTCGGGCAGACCTGTCAAATTCGAACCGTGGCAGAAGTTCGTGCACGGGTCGGTATTTGGCTGGTTGAGAAAGGACGGTCTTCGTAGATACAGGACGGTTTACGAGGAACTCGGCCGCAAGAACGGCAAATCTACGATCGCTGCGGCAGTCGCACTCAAAGGTTTATGCGCCGACAAGGAAATGGGCGCGGAGGTATATTCCGCCGCTACGAAACGCGATCAGGCACGTTTGGTGTTCGACGAGGCACGCAGAATGGTGCTGCGGTCGCCGCGATTGAGCAAACAGGTCAAGGTTTTCCAGCGCGCTCTCGCGGTTGACGAGACGATGTCCAACTTCATACCGCTGTCGGCTGATGAGCGGACGCTCGACGGTCTGAACCCGCATTTTGTGATCATTGACGAGCTGCATCGGCACAAATCGCGCGCTGTCCTCGACATTCTCGACACTGCGATGGGATCGAGGCGGCAACCTCTAATTTGGATAATCACAACGGCTGGCGACGAGAACCCGGAGTCGGTTTACGCCGCTGAACACAGCTACGCGACGCAGGTTGTCGAGGGTGTCATCCGCGACGACAGCTATTTTTGCTACATCGCGACACTCGACAAGGAAGATGCCTGGGACGACCCGAAGGTTTGGATCAAAGCGAACCCAAATCTCGGCGTTTCGGTCAAAATGGACGATCTGCGACGGCAAGCGCTAAAGGCCTCGCGGTCTCCACCGGCTCTCGTGGCGTTCAAGCGCCTGCGTCTGAACATGCGGACCAGCGACAGCGAACGCGCGATCGATATGCAGGTTTGGGCCGCGAATAGCGAAGGCCCGTTCGACCCTGCAGAGCTGATGCAGCGACCGTTCTATGGCGCAGTTGACCTGTCGTCCCGCGTCGATTTGTCAGCCTGGGTGAAGATATTCCCGCCGATCGAGGGCGAGAAACGATGGAAGGTCGTCCCGCGGTTCTGGATGCCCAGCGATACGGTGCAGGCGAAGAGCGACCGGGACCAAGTTCAGTATCGGCGCTGGATCGAGGCGGGGCTGATCGAGGTCACGCCGGGGAATGTCATCGACCACAGCGAGATTCAACACGCCATCTTGGAAGACAGCCGGATCTGCGAGCCACGCAGCATTGCCTACGATCCGTGGAACGCCACCCAGCTTGCAGTTGCTCTCGAGGGAGAGGGACTGCCGATGTTCGAATTCATACAGGGCTTCCGTTCCTACAATGCGCCGACCAAGCAGCTTGAGGCGTGGTTGCTGTCCGAGCTGCTCGATCACGGGGGGAACGAAGTTCTAACTTGGATGGCCAGCAACTTACATGTGTTGTCCGACAAGAACGAAAACCGCATGCCGAGCAAGAAGCACTCGACGGCGAGAATTGATGGCATTGCCGCGCTGATCATGGCGACCGGCCGCTGGATGGCGGACGAAGACACGGCGGGCTGGGAAGGCTTCCTGAATAACCCAATGGTTGCTTGATAGAGGAGGTCGATCAATGGCGCATGCGCATCTCGATTGGCCACTACCGTGACACCGGGCACCTACCCAATCTTCGTCTACCGCGGGGATTCCTATAACTGGCAGTTCACGCTGTGGCAGGACACCATCAAAACTCAGCCAGTCGATCTGACTGGCGTGACCGGCAAAGCCGAGATCCGCACCGCCGCGGCTGGCACGCTCATCACTTCGATGGTCGTGACGATCACGCAGCCGAACATACTCAATGTGCGGCTTCCGGCGACCAACAGCGCGTTGCTGACGAAGGTCGGGGGGTTCTGGGATCTACAGCTGACCTATACGAATAGCGACGTCCAGACCGTCGTGTCGGGTTCGGTGACCGTCACCATGGACGTGACCGACTCTGCAGCTTCTCTCCTCCTCGTCGAGACGGAAGCGACTGACACCGGGTTGCCGCTTGGGCCGAGGCGCATCGCATGAGCGTCGTCCTTGTCGAGGCCGCGCCGATCCAGCCAATCAAAATGGTCAGCGCCACCGCTGACAACATAACCGTCGACATCGCAGTCACACTCGTGCCGCCGGCGACGATTGTGGTTGGCGATCCAGATGCGATTCATGAGGCCCCTGTCGACGGGAAAACGTACGCCAGACAAAATGCCGCCTGGGCGCCGTTTGCGCCATCAGCCTTCCTGGGCGGCACTGTACCGAACGCCACTACTTTTACCGCGACTGGCACTGCGGTCACGGTCAACAACGACGCCGCGATCGGCGGGACTTTGTCGCTCAACGGCCCAGGCACCGCATTGACGGTTGCGAATAACGCAACGGTTAGCAAAAACGCGACAGTCGGCAACGTGCTGACGGTTGGCTCTGGCACGCAGAATGTCGTAACGGTCACGCCAGGATCGACTGCGACCACGGCGGCGGTAGTCGCGACGACCGCCGTGGCGGGTCCGCTCACGCTGGCAACCGCTGATGTCACCACCGCCAACGGCAGCGGCAACCTCACACTGCAAACCGGCGCCGCGTCAGGTGCCAACAGCACCAACAGTGGCGCCATTCAGATAAAAACCGGGACGACCACCGGAGCGCAAGACCCCACTCCCGCCGGTAATATTACCATTTCGACGGGGGCCGGAACGTCTGCCGGGAACGTGGCGATCGTCACCGGAGATGCGTCGGGCGCAATTGTACCTAACAACCTGATCGCCCTGACGGTCGGCAAGAGCGCCGGCGGCGCGAACGCTGCCGGTATCACTCTGACCACCGGCAGCGCCACGACCACGGGTAACGGCAGGGGTGGCGATCTCACTCTCTCGCTTGGCACCGGCTTCGGCACCGGCAACGCGGGCAACCTCGTTGTCACCAATGCCAGCGGCGCGCCGAACAAGCTGACTGTTACGCCAGGGGTCGCAGCGGCGAACCCAATCACGTTCGCTCAGAGCGGCACTGGCGGCTTCTCATTCCCAGCAATGGCAGTTTCAGGGCTCCTCACCGCTCCGACGCCAACCTCGACGGTCAACGACACCACCGTAGCGACCACCGCCTACGTGACCTCTGCGATCAGCACAGCAGGCGGTGGTGGGTTCGTTGGCGGCAATGTGCCGAACCCCACCACTTTCAGCGCGACCGGAACCGCGCTCACCGTCACCAACGACACGACCCTCGGCGGGAAGCTCCTGTCGAACGGGACAGCCACCTTTAATGCGGCGGCCAATTTTGGCGGTGGCACCGGCATTGCTGCGACCGGGAAGATCACCGCCGCGAGCGACCTCTCGGTGGCCGGGACGCTGACCGCTGCGACAGCCACTGTCAGTGGGACGATGAGCGTGGGCGGCGTCCTGACCGCTCCTACCGCTCCCCCAGGCACGAATACGACCCAGGTCGCGACGACGGCCTTTGTCACGGCTGTCGGCGGCGGCGGCGGCGGGTTCACAGGCGGCACGGTGCCGAATGCGACCACATTCGCCGCCTCTGGCCTTGCGCTCACCGTCAACAACAATGCCAGCATCGGTGGCACGCTCGGTGTGGCCGGCAACACTACCATAGGCGGCACACTGACTGCGCCGACGCCAACCTCGACGGTCAACGACACCACCGTCGCGACAACTGCCTATGTGACCTCCGCAGTGACGAAGGGGACGTTTACTGGCGGCACGGTGCCGAACGCCACCACCTTCACCGCAGCGGGCACCGCTCTGACGGTGAGCAACGTCGCGCAGTTCGGCGCAGGCGCGAACAATGCGGTGACCGTCACCCCAGGGGCGACGACGACTACGGCGGCGGTGATCGCGTCATCAGCCACAAACGGCCCGCTCACGCTCGCAACGGCGGACTCTACAGTCACTGCCAGCGGTCCCATCACGCTGCAATCTGGCGCGATGAGCGGCGCTACCGCGGGGGTCAGCGGCGCCATCACAATTAAGAGTGGCGCAAGCTCGGGTGGCATCGCCTCTACCAGCGGAATGGTCAGTATCCTCACCGGTTCTGCTCCGAACGCCAACTCCATCACCATCCAGACTGGGGACGCATCAGGCACTTTGGTGGATGCTGCCAACAGCCTCAATTTGACAGCGGGCAAGTCTACCGGCGGGAAAAATGCCGCAGGCATCGCCCTGACCACCGGCAGCGCCACGACCACGGGTAACGGCAAGGGTGGCGATCTGACGCTTTCCCTTGGCAGCGGCTTCGGTACCGGTAAGGCCGGGAATCTAATCCTCACCAACGCCAGCGGCACACCAAACAGCCTGACCGTCACGCCGGGGGTAGCGGCGGCCAATCCTATCGTCTTCGCTCAGAGTGGCAGCGGAGGTTTCTCGTTTCCTACTATCGCGGTCTCTGGGCTCCTGACGGCGCCGACGCCGGTCACGACGATCAACGACACGACGGTTGCCACCACCGCCTACGTGACCTCGGCGGTAGCGAATGGGGCGTTCAAGGGTGGCACGGTGCCCAACGCCACGACGTTCTCGGCCACCGGAACGGCGCTGACCGTCACCAACGACGCCTCCATCGGCGGCGCGATGACGGTGACCGGGACTGTTTCCGGTGCGGGGGTCACCAGCTTGTTTGCCTCGCCGCCTGCGATCGGTGCCACCGCCGCCAGCACTGGGAAGTTCACCACGCTGCAGGCGACCGGCACCGTGTCTGGCAGCGGCACGGCTATTTTTACCCAGGGCATCATAGGCACATCCATCGGGTCGGTCAGCCCCCAGCTCGGTGCGTTCACCACGCTGTCGGCCACGGGTGCTGTTTCCGGTGCCGGGTTCACCAGCCTCCTCGCGGCGCCAGGACCGATCGGCAGCACGACGGCCGGCACGGGTAAGTTCACCACGCTGACGGCGACCGGCAGCGCCACTGTGGGTGGCACGCTTGGTGTGACCGGTGTTCTCACTGCCCCGACGCCTGCGTCGACCATCAACGACACCACCGTCGCGACCACCGCCTACGTGACCTCGGCAGTGTCGAACGGTGCCTTTACCGGCGGTGCGGTGCCGAATTTCACGGTATTCACCGCCGTAGGCACGGCGTTGGTTGTGAACAACACAGCGCAATTCGGTGTGTCGGGTGGCAATGCCGTAACCATCACGCCGGGAGCGACAGGGACCGATCAGGGGACGATCGCCGCGGTCGCTGGGCCGCTTGGTCTGGTGTCGGCAAGTAAAAGCACCGGCTTGGCTGGCAGCGACCTCAACCTGACCAGTGGAAGTTCGACCACCACAGGCAACGCCAACGGCGGAAACCTGGTTTTGACGCTCGGCACCGGTTTCGGCACCGGCAAGGCTGGCAATCTCAAGGTCGCCAATGCCGGCGGCACATCGAACGCTCTGACCGTCACGCCTGGGGTAGGGGCGGCCAATCCTATCGTCTTCACACAGAGCGGAAGCGGCGGTTTCTCGTTTCCTTCCATGGCAGTCTCCGGACTCCTCACCGCTCCGACGCCAACCTCGACGGTTAACGACACCACGGTCGCGACGACGGCCTACGTGACCTCCGCAGTGTCGAACGGTGCCTTCATCGGCGGCACGGTGCCGAATGCGACGACGTTCTCGGCGGCGGGCACTGCGCTGACGGTCACCAACAACGCCTCCATCGGCGGCACGCTGAACGCGACCGGCACCACGACGGTCGGCCTCGCTGGCACTACCAACACCCTGACGATTGCACCCGGCACGAAGCTGGCGGATCAGATATCGATACAGGTTTCCGGGCAGCTTAATCTGAGTTCGGGCACCCTTATCGCGTCGACCCCCGCCGGATTAAGCAGTGGAAGTTTTCAGTTCACGACCGGCAATTCGTCCGACACTGGGTTTGGTATCGCCGGGGCTTTTCAGGCTCTCATTGGAGATACCAAAAGTGCCACATTCTCGGGGTCTGGTGTTTACTTAAGAGCCGGGAGTCATAGTGGCGGTCTGGCTGGTGGTGACGTTACGCTGACCAGTGGCGCCTCGACCACGACCGGCAATGCCAACGGCGGCAATGTCACCGTATCGCTCGCGAATGGTTTCGGCACCGGCAAGGCGGGCAACCTCGTTGTCACCAACGCCACTGGCACACCGAACAAGCTGACCATCACACCGGGTGCGACGGCGAGCAGCCCCATCGCGTTCGCGCAAAGCGGCACCGGCGGGTTGAGTTTGCCGACAAGCACTACACCGACACCCGTTTCGACCAGCAATGACACGACAGTCGCCACTACGGCCTATGTGACTACGGCAGTCGCAGCGGGTGGTGGCGGCGGCGGCTTTACCGGCGGCACAGTGCCGAACGCCACGACGTTCGCGGCGGCAGGGACTGCGCTGACGGTCACCAACAACGCCTCCATCGGCGGTGCGCTGACGGTGAACACCGGCAAGTTCTCCACGCTGACCAGCGGCCCCGCTACCTTCAACGTGGACGGCACGACCTCAACTGTCGTCATCTCCAGCAACCCGACGGCCGTACCGCCGCCGTTCCTGCCAAACGATACACAACTGCAATTCATCGGCGGCGACGGGCTATGCTCGCGCACCGAGTATGTCACCTACGGCGATCTGGGCCTCCTGACGTTCCGCAAGGCGATGGGTGTCGGTGCCGCTCCGACCGCGACCTCTGGGAATATCTTTGCCCTCGTCGGTCAAGGCTATGACGGATCGGCCTGGACCACGTCACAGCGCGCGGCGCTCTATTGTATCGCTTCAGGCACTTGGACGCCGACCAGCACGCCGACTTTCCTGTCGTTGTGGACAACGCCTGTTAATGGGGTCGCCGCTGTCGAGGGCATGCGGTTGCAACCGACTGGCAACCTGTCGGTCGGGGGCACCGTCGACGGTGGCTTCAAGCTCGACGTCACCGGCACTGCGCGCATCAGCGGACTGACCACCCATAGCGCTGGCGTCACGTTTGGATCTACCGCGGTCACGGGCACCGATCTGACGAAGCATATCGCGCTATACGGCGCTACGTTTGGCCTCAATGTCATCAGCAACACACTTCAAATCGTTGCCAACAGCGCAGTTGCAGCGGCGTTCACATCGACCGGCATCAACTCAGCCCCAATCGGAGCCACGACGCCCAGCACAGGATCGTTCACCACCCTTGCGGCGTCGGGTGTCGTCTCGGGTGTCGGGTTCACCAATCGGCTTGCGGCACCTGGGCCAATCGGCAGCACGACGGCCAGCTCTGGCGCATTCACCACGCTGTCGGCAACCGGCAACGCGACCGTCGGCGGCACGCTGGGTGTAACCGGCGTCCTCACCGCGCCAACCGCTGCGCCGACCATCAACGACACCACCGTGGCGACCACGGCGTATGTGACCTCCGCGGTGTCGACCGGGGCGTTTACCGGCGGCACGGTGCCCAACGCCACGACGTTCTCGGCTACCGGAACCGCGCTGACAGTCACCAACAACGCCTCCATCGGCGGCGCGCTGACGGTGACCGGGACCGCCAGCATATCGGGTGATCTGACGGCCTCTGGGATGTTGTTCTCAAACAACATCAATGGTGCAGTTGGAACCGTCACCCCAGCGAGCGGCGCGTTCACCACGCTGTCGGCCAGCGGGGGCGCGACGTTCTCTAGTGGCGGCATAAACTTTCGATCACTGACAAGTTCGTCGACGACTGACCTGACACAGCACATCGCGCTGAACGGCAGCAACTATGGGCTTTCGGTTGGCCCAACCGCCCGGATGAACTTTGTTTCTAATACTGGGTCTTCGCAGATATTCGTTATCGGCGGCACCGACGTTGCGACGGTCACCCCGACCGGCATCAACGCCGCCGCGATCGGAGCCACGACTGCCAGCACTGGCTCGTTCACCACCCTTGCGGCGTCGGGTGCTGTCTCTGGTGCAGGGTTTACTACTCGATTTGCGACGCCAGGACCGATCGGCAACACGACGGCCAGCACGGGTGCGTTCACCACGCTGTCGGCCACAAGCACCGTCTCGGGTGTCGGATTCACCAACTTTTTTGCCTCGCCGCCTGCGATTGGGGCCACCACAGCCAGCACTGGGAAGTTCACCAACCTGACGGTGACCGGCACGGTCACACTGCCGGCCGCGTCGATCCCCTACGCCGCGCTGCCGACTGAGGTGCAGCAACTACCGATCTCGTTCCCGTTCGCTGGCAAGCCTGCTGCTAGCGCCCTGGTCAACGTGCCGATGGCGATGGCGATCACCGTGCCAGCCGCTCTCGCAGGCAGCGTCGTCTACGACACGACCAAGGCAACCGCCTCCGCTGTCTTCACGCTCAACAAGATCACCGCTGCAGGCGTCACGACGGCGCTGGGCACCGTTACCGTCACCAGCACGTCCAATACCAGCGCGACCCTGGCTGGCGCAGGCGGCTCGCTGGCGGCGACTGACACGCTGCAGATCGTGGCTCCCGCAAGCCAGGACGCAACTCTTTCTGACATAGGAATAACTATCCTGTGTAATAGGGTTTAGCCATGGCTTTCCAGTACGGTACGACGCTGCGTAACAATCAAGTAAGTCAGATCCAGACTACGGTAGGCGCCTCGGGCACCCTTAAGATCTTCTCGGGTGCTGAACCGGCGAACTGCGCCGCTGCTGATCCGACCGGGTTGCTGGCGACCATCGTTCTGCCGGCGAGTTTCCTCACTTCGTCGGGTGGCGTCACCACGCTGGTGCCCACTTGGTCGGTGGCAGCGTCGGGCACCGGCACCGCAGCGAGCTTCAGGATGTACGACGGTAGCTCGGTCTGCCACGTACAGGGCAACACCACTACTGATCTGGTGCTGAACAATACCTCGATCACGTCAGGGCAGACGGTGTCGGTGAGCAGCTTCTCGGTCACGATGGGGAACGCATAGTATGCCGAATGGCATCCTCGGTC